CCATCGGTTTAAATGTATGCAAAAATGGATGATTAGTATTACCTTTTTTGTATGTCAATTGAAATACATCGGGAGATGCTATGAATAGTCCATTTCCAGAATTAGCAGATGTAGTTTTTGCTGCCATGTATTTCTTAAATACTCTGATTATTTTTTTTATTGTTTTTGATTCATCAATATCTCTAGGTGCTAAATCGAATGTAAAATTAAATGATCTTAGAGTTACACCATTGAACAATAATTCCATATTTGGATTTAATATTTGTCCACTAGTTCGTGCTAAAATACCTGGTGCAGAGGTATTTCCTCCAAATTGATTGACTATAGCTGCACCTATTTCAGCATTGAACGCATTTCTACCACCACTTCCAGTAGATAATATTTTATTTTTTATTGTATCAATTTCTTGACCTGCAGTAGAAAGCATATCTCTACCAGAAGATCTCATGATACTTTCTGCCGCACTTAGTCCCATGGCAGCCAATCCATTTATACTATCTGCACCCCAATTTACTCCATTTTGATCTTGTATTTGATTTGGTATTGGTAAGAATATTGTCCCTAACGGGTCTTTTTTATCTAGATTTTCGGTAATACTATTTACTTTTAATGTATTATCATCTTGCAAATTTGTAATACCAGTATTTACAAATTTTAATACATCGATTTGTAGATAATCACTATCTACTTCAATTTTTTGGTTAGGATATCTTAAGTTTGTAAATGGTTTATTATTATTTACATCTCCAGTTTCAATTTTAGGAAGATCTTCAACTCCCTTTACTTCAGTAGTATTTGTATTATTCGTATTATTTGTTGGAACAGGACGTTTTACTGTTTCTCTTACAAATGCTGTTGGATTTATTGCTGCCCTTGTTTTTAAGTCATAAGTAACACCAGCAACAGTATAAGTTCCTGGAATATTCATTCCTTTAAAAATTTTTCTTCCTCTTCCATTAACTGAAGTGTAACCTATCCGTATATCTGACATTGTGCTTTTTTAGTTATTTATTGATAATTATCGGTTTTTTTACCAAAAGGTATTTCACGAACGTCGGCAAGTTCATCCGGATAAATTTCGTACATATTTCCCACCATTTCTTCCCATGTATACTGACGAACTTGTCCCCAGTGATAGTTCAATCCACGAAATCCCCAACGAAAAACTTCTGTAACCGCAACTAAAGGATTTTGATCGTATTGTATATTTGGAGTTTTAGGAGAATATATGAAGATATAATATTTTCCGGGTTCTGGAACGGGGGTATATGAATCACTAACGGCATCCATTAATTCAATCATCAAATCATCTGGATCTTCACCACCTATCAAACCATTTACGACACCTCTGACACGATTATCATTATCATCTGTTGGATACATCATTGACGAATACCTAAATCATCCTCTGTCATGATTTTGAACTTCCACTGACGATCTTCACAAAACTCTTGTGCAGATTTCCACTTTGCCTGATTTTTTACATATTCTTTCACTTCATAGATATAACCTTTAGTTTTTCGTTTTGGAACTTTTGGTTCTCGAACTTGCTTTTTAGGTTTTATCTCTACCAAATATTTTTGTATTTTGTTTCCTTCTTTGACCTTTATATAAAAGTCTGGGAAGTAACGGTGAATTTTATTGTCAAGGGGTGATTTGTATGGAAGAGCAATTTCTTCACTACTCCATTCCAGGATGTTTTCATTTTTATCACAATAAACCATAAACTTTCTTTCCCATAAAGAACGATAAATTACGTTCGTTGGGTCACCTTTGTATTTTTTAGGATATGAAGGTTTATATTTTCCCTTATATGACATCTAAATACTTAATAATGTAAAGCCTTATAATTTATTTAGATGGCAATCACAAGAAAGAAAATAACAGACTTTGTATCCATTATTGGTAATGTTGCCAAAACATCTCATTACCAAGTAAATTTTGGTGGTCTCAATACTGGATTAATAAATTTTTTGGTACGCAAGGGAGTCGATAATAATTTTATTTTGAGAGAATCTGGTTTAAGATGTAACAGTGCCGTTATTCCTGGAAGTAGTTTGGCAACGGCAAGCATCAATGGAAATTTTATGGGTGTCCAAGAAAAAATGGCACACTCTAGAATTTTTACCGAAATGAGTTTACAATTTTATGTTGACACGGATTATAGAATGATTAAATTTTTTGAATATTGGATTGATTATATCTCCAATGGTTCTGAAGATACGGGCATTTTGAAAAGTGATGCCAATTATTTTTACAGGATGAGATATCCAAAAGAATATAAATGTGATAAAACTAATATTGTAAAATTTGATGAGGGTGATGGTGGGCAGATAGAATATACTTTTTATGGTATGTTTCCCATAAACTTATCATCAACACAAGTTCAATACGGATCATCAGATGTCTTAAATGTAAATGTTACATTTAACTATGAAAGGTACATATGTGGTAAAGATGATAGTAAATCAAGAGCAATAGGAAATGGTGAAACTAATAAAACAAAGACTTTTCAAACAACAACTTCATAGATTTTGAATATCATAATAAATAATCATAACTGAACTATTTGGATTGTCATGCCTTTACCAAAGATTGCGACACCGACATATGAGTTGGAATTACCTTCTACAGGAAAGAAAATTAAATATAGACCTTTTCTTGTAAAAGAAGAAAAAATTCTTATCATTGCGATGGAATCTGAAGATCAAAAAGAAATTACTAATGCCTTGAAGACGGTTATTGGTAATTGTATTTTGACTAGAGGAGTAAAGGTTGATACTCTATCAACATTTGATATTGAGTATCTGTTCTTAAATATTCGCGGCAAGTCTGTTGGTGAAACAGTTGAGGTTTTGATTACATGTCCCGATGATGGTGAAACTCAAGTCCCTGTTGTAATTCCTCTTGATGAAATCAAAGTAAAGAAAGATAAGAAACATAGTCGAGATATTAAACTTGATGATAATTTGACAATGAGATTGAGATATCCATCTTTATCAGAATTTATCAAATCTAATTTTGTTTCTGATAGTGGTAATGCCGGTGTAAATGAATCATTTGATTTGATATCTTCTTGTATTGATCAGGTTTATAACGAAGAAGAATCATGGAGTGGAACTGATTGTAGTAAAAAAGAATTATTAGATTTTATTGAGCAACTTACATCACAACAGTTCAAGGAAATTGAAACATTCTTTGAGACCATGCCAAAACTTTCTCATGATGTTAAAGTAATAAATCCAAACACAAAAGTTGAGAGTGATGTCGTCTTAGAAGGGTTGTCATCTTTTTTCTCATAGGTATGGCTCATACTAATCTTGAGTCATACTATAAAACTAACTTTTCTTTGATGCAGCATCATAAATACTCTTTGACGGAACTAGAAAATATGATTCCGTGGGAAAGAGAAGTTTACATAGCACTATTGCAACAGTATATTGAAGAAGAAAATTTAAAAGCACAGCAGCAAAGAAGTGGTAACTAGTCAATCTTTCAAGGCACCAAAAATACCAAAACTCAACAAGAAGATTGTATCGTCTTCTGTGCTTTCGAGTGCTCCAAAACTTAAAGTAACAAAGATCAACGCTCCAATATCAACATTATCAAGACCAGTTAATCAGGGGATTGGTAAAGTAGAAGGTGATGATGCAAAAGAAAGTATTATTGCTCAGGAATCATTAATTAGAGTTGTTAATTCTCTCAATAAGACTAGTGCGGTCTTAAATCAACTCACTGATTATCTTATAACTGAAACTCAGTTAGAGCAAGAATTATTACGAGATAAAATAAGAGGTGAAAAACTAGAAGATGAGAGAGAACGAAAAAAGATAAAAGAATCTAAGTTAGAAGGAGTTGGTAAAAAAGCAAGAGATGCATTTTTAAAACCAGTCAAGGCAATAGGAAATAAGGCAAAAGGTATATTTGATACACTTAAAAATGTATTGGGATTATTATTTGTTGGATGGTTAGGTAATAAAGGATTTGATGCGATTGAACTAAGTGCCGAAGGAAATATAAAAGCACTCGAAGATTTAAGAAATGAAGTAGTTACCGGATTAGGAATTGCTCTAGGGACATTTACATTATTAAATGCTGGAATACTTGGATTAGTTCCAACAATACTTGGATTGTCATTGTCTATATTAGCATTACCTTTTAAGGCACTTTTTGATGCTGGGAGAGGAATTCTTAATAAAATAAGAGGCGGTGGTGGTGGAAAACCTGGTGGTGGAAAACTTGGATCTGGAGGTGCTGTTGGAAAACCTGATACTGGAAAACCTGGCGGTAAACTGTCACCATTTGAGTTGGAGCAGCAAAGAAAAGCAGGTACTCGGGATAATATGATGAAACAAAATAAAACAAATCCAATAGTAAAAAAATTTAGATCACTATTAGCAAAATTTGAAACAAGCAAATCTGGTAGAGCAGTTGGTAAAGTTCTCAGTGTTTTAAAATCTAATCCAGTTTTTGCACCATTTCGATGGGCGTTTGGAAAAACTTTGAAGGCATTTGAATGGTCTAAAAAGTTTTTCACTCCAAATGGATTAAAAGATATTGGAAATAAAATTGGTAAGGTGAGAATCTTAGGGCGTTTACTTGGACCTTTACTTAGTTTAATTGATATTGGAACAAGAGCAAACGCGGGAATGTCTCCGGCACAAGCAATTATTCCTGCATTATTTAAGGGTTTATTAGTTTCTGGTGGGGCTGGTCTTGGTAGTTTAGTTCCTATTCCTGGAGTTAATATTTTAACATCTATTGCCGGTGGTCTTGGAGCTGGTTGGTTGGGTGATCAAATGATGAATTATGTTGATAATAATTGGAGTAAATCTTGGGATAATAATTTCTTTTCTGGATTTAATAATGCTGTGATGGAAATTGGAAAATCGGATCCAACTGGAATGATATCCAAAATATTCCCATATGAAGGTGTTGATAAAAAATATGAAGATGGTGCTACTGTTGCAAAAGGAAAAGATAATTCAGACTCTTCCGTATCTTCTATGAATTCTCCATCTGTTTCTGCTCCTTCTATGCCATCAATGGCACCACCATCTGCGGCACCTTCTCCTCAACCAATAATTATTCGTAGAAGATCTGGTGGACAACAACAAGTGCCACTAAAAGTTGGATCCGCAACAAAAGTTCCTAATATTTCCTCTTCAAATCCCGATAATTTTCTTACATTATATTCACAAGTACAATATAATGTGGTAGGATAAGATGAATTTTGTAACAGGAATACAAATAAAATATTCAAACTTTTCCAAAACTTTGGAAAAGGCAAAGGACAGTGCTTCTTCTATTTCAAAATCAACAGAAACCTTAAAAAAAGTTTTCATTAAGAGAATTGATATAAAAAAGAAATCATTTACCAGAGAAAAATTATTTAAAAGGAGAAAACTAGAAACATCCAGAAGGAAAGAAAAGGAGCAAAAATTAGAAACTATACCGATGACAGGAAAGATTGGAAAGTCTTTTTCTGGTATTCTTCAAAAAGCATCTAGTCCTTTTAGTGCTATAATGAATACTCTTGGACTATTAGCACTGGGATGGTTGATTAATAATCTCCCAAGTATTATAAAATTTGTTAAGGATTTATATAATAGAGTTGTAAAAATTGTTGATACAATAAAAAGTTTTATTAGTAATCTTGGTAATTGGTTTAAAAATATTGGTGGTGTAATAACTGCCGTAAAAGATAATATAACCAATTTAGATTTTACCGACAGTAAAGGTAAACTAAAAAATGCCTTAGAAAAACTTGATAAGTCTTTTGAATCAATGAAAAATGATATTGAAGAAGGTAAAAGATTGTTAACCACACCATTGGGGCAGGAAGTTTCTGGTGGATCAACAGGAGGTGGTGGAGATTTAAATGCTGCAGATATTGAAGCAGATACACCAGAGGAAAAGGCATTTATTGCCACAGTTAGAGAACTAGAAGGAACATCTCACGCAGAAGGTTACAACACTTGGTTTGGTGGTAGATCGGATATGGATCTCTCACAAATGACTGTTAGTGAAGTTGTTGCCGAACAAAAAAGAAGATTATCTGCAGGTGAAGCTACTTATGGAAGATTAACATCGGCCGCAGTTGGTGCCGGACAATTTATGAAACCTGAGCAAACTGTTATGGCAATGGGATTGGATCCAAATACTGTGAAATATACTCCAGAACTGCAGAATAAAATGATATTATTCCAGGCACAATGGGCAAGAGGCATTAACCCATCAAAAAAACTTGATGAAAATGATATGAGAATTCTTGGTGGTGAATGGGCAAGTTTTACACCACAATATGGACAAACAACAAGAACAGCATCTCAATCTTTGTCTGTATATCAAAAAAATTTGAAGGAAGCTGGTGGAGGTGGAAGTGGTGGAAAATATTCTTACGGTTCGGGAAGTGTTGTTGAATATCTAACAGGAGATAGAAGTCATCCAAACTTTGAATATAATGGTCATGGAAGAGAATCAAATTATCATGAACATATTGCTTTCAGAACACTGCAAGATAAAGAAAGAGCAAAGGCAGCACTAAGAGCGGCAGGTATACAAATAGGTAGTGAGTATAGACCAGGAGATCCTGGATGGCACGGTGCAAATTTGGCAATTGATGTTCCTGGAGCACAGTGGGGTGGCAGTGGTGCCATTGGACAACGAGAATATAATGGTTCGGCAAAAGTTAGAAGTGTT